GCCAATACTGGCCAGTTACGCAAGACACTCGGTTACGCGACAGATTCGAACTTCCGACGATTGCTCCATTCCACGCCTCACGCGCGCGCACGTACATGGGAAATCTGAAAACTTGCGTAACCGGATGCCCTTGCGTAACTGGCCAGTATTGGCGCGGGTTTCGGCGGTTACGCGACGCTGAGCGTCGCGTTACTCGCGTAACTGGATGGGCGCTCAAACGGCCCCCCTTTCAGCGTCCAGGTAGGAGTTCAGCGCGTATTCGAATGTCTCGGACTGCTCGGCTGCCCACTGGCCCAGCGTGCGGCCTTCCGGCGGCTCCAGCCCATCGGGGATCCACATGCGCGCGACCACCTTGCCGCGGTCGGCACGGTCGAGCTTCACGACGCGGTATCGAAGCCGTCCGCGCGCGTACCGCTCGAGGCCCTTGGTGAACGTGATCTGAGGTGGCGGCCAGCGCTCGCCCTGCAGTAGGCACCAGCGCTTGAACGCTCGGTACAACTGTTCGGCGGAGCATGCCTTCAGCGGCAGGTTCAGATATCCGCCGATCCACTCGGCGCAGAACCGCTCCGACGGCTTCAGGCCGAGCTCGATCAGGTCGGCCTTCGCCTTGGTCATCAGCGGCCGCGTATGCGGCGAGAACCCGGACAGGTCCCGGTCCAACAGGTGCTGCAGAAAGATCGATGCGCCGTCGCTGCGCAGGAACTCGGCGACGCGATCGTAGAGGTCGTCCGCACGCCGCGGAGGGGTGTACACGACCAGGTATCGGCGATCATCCGGCTCGAGCGCCAGAGGCTGATGCTCGTTGCTCAGGAACACCACGTTGACGTGGTTGCGCTCCGTGCGCAGCGGCATCATTTTCGTGTTGATCTGGATCGTCTCGCCAGTGATGAACGACTTCAGCTTGTTCTTCTGGTGGAACAGCTCGGCACGTGCGACGACCTCGTCGCCGATCACGAACAGGCGCTGCGATGCCCAGTCGTTGAACTTGTCCTCGAGCTGATCCTGGCCAACGACGATCGCGTAGCGACCGTAAATGGACGCCACCGCCTCGAAGAACAGGTTCTTGCCGGCGCCCTGCGGGCCGTGGAAGACCAGCGCCGTTGCCATCTTCGCGCCCGGGTTCTGCAGCGGCCATGCCAACCAGTCCAGCACCCAGTTGACCACCGCACCGACGGCCTCGTCCGTGGCCGCCGATTCACTGCACAGATGCTCGAGCAGCTCGAGCACCGGCCCCGGGTATCCGGCCTTGGGCGTCATCGGCAACCCGGAATACAAGTTGATGGTGTCGTCTCCGCCCGCGCCGCGCGGATCGAACACCAGCTGATCCGGAAGCACCATGCGACGGCGATCGCTGTTCAGCCACATCTTCACGTAGTCGCTGCCGAACGCCAGGCGCAGTGCGTTGATCTTGAACAGCATCCGCTGTCGCCGGTCGTACACGGTGTCGGTGCCGTAGATCAGAACGAAGTGCTCGAGGAGTTCGTTGTAGCGCCCGAAGTCGATCGGCTTGTCGTCCTTCTCCCGGCGCTTGCCCCCCTTCCCCCCCTTGGCGGGCGCGGCTGCGCTCGCTCCAGAGGGAGGGGGAGATTCTCCGTTGCCCATGCTCACCACATTCCCTTCAGGCTGCACGCTGCTTCCCCTTCTCCATCCACTGAAGAGCGCCACGCAGCTGCGCCGCCACCGCGTGCAGGCCAGCCGTCCGGTGCAGGTCGTTGAAATCCGTGTCCTTGGGGCCGCGCGCCGACGGCCAGACCGGGTAGATCAGGTGTGTCCTCGGCAGTGTCTTGACGAGCTTCGCGGCCTTGGCGCGCCCGGGATTGCCGGCGGTCATCCAGTCGTCGTCGGCGCAGACCAGGAGCGGGCACCGCGGATGCACGGCCCGCAGGATTGCGGCGACCGGCTCAAGGTTCCCGGCGTCGAACGCGACAAAGACCGGCAGTCGACGCTGCACCGCAAGCCGCAGCGTCATCGCCGTCGCATAGCCCTCGGCCAGCAGGATCGGCGAGCCTTCGACCACCAGGCCGAGTCGGCAGGATGCGCCTGCCTTGGCCGTGCCCCGGCCGAAGCGTTTCTCGCCGTCCGGCCGAATCGCCTGGACGCCGGCAAGCGCCTGCTCACGCGGCAGGTCGTAGCGCACCATCGGCACGAGGATGGTCCCGTCGGCCTCGAACCGGATCGACTCGGCGCCATCGAGCAGCTTGCGCGCCAGGTACAACGACGCGCCGGTCCGACTGGCGGCATGCCAGCGCTCGCCCGAGCGCATCGCCGCAAGTTCGGCCGCTCGGCGGCGCTTGGCTTCTTCCCGCACCGCGATCGCTTCTGCCTGAGCCCGCAGGGCCTCACGGTCGACGGCGGGCAGATCCGCATGCATACGGACCCGCGTGCTGTCGACGATCCCCCAGTACCCGAAGGCGCCGGTCACATACGACCGCCCGGTCCGGCCGATGTGTTCGAACAGCCGATACCAGCCTCGTTTCTTCCGACCGAAGCGCCGGAGCTTCCCGGTCACCTCGAAACGATCCGGAACCTCGGGCATCCCGGCGTCAAACATCTGCGCAAGCACATCCGCGACTGTCGTCACGCCTTGGCCCCGGCGCCGCGCCGACGCGGGAAGTACAGCCGATCCGCGACGCGCGACGGCAACTCCGACGCCCGCATCGATCCGGCTCGGGGCGGATGGAATGGCGCCGGCCGATAGACCCCATCGCCGACGAAACGTGCGGCCGCCGGCACTTGGTGCTGCGCGGCGCGGTTGCTTCGGCGGACCTTCACGGCAGCCTCACATCGACGTCCGAAACCGTCACGACTTTCCTCCCATCGAATTCCTGACGCGATGCAAATACCGTTCGACCATGCGCAACTCGCCGTACAGCTCGCGATGGATCAGCCTCCGCACCCAGTCGCTCACTGACTTGTGGCCGCTGGCGCGCGCGAAAACCGCGGCGTCGAGCTTCGTGTCTTCGCTGACTGGAACATCGATTCGCGCGTCGAACGGACCGTCCGGGTCTGCGCTGCGGCCCATCTCTTCGCTCATCTCACTCTCCGAATGTGGTGCCCGGGTTGAGCCGATACCGGCCCGGGCTGTCCGGCTGTCCTGGGAAAGGAGAGACCCAGGCGCTCTCGTCGGCACTCGGCCGGTCGACACGCCAGCCGAATTGGCGACGGTCCTCGACCGTGTCAGCATGGGAGTCCCACAACCACCATCCGGACAACGGAGAGGACCGTCATGACTTTTCAAACCGACGCCGCCTCAGGCTGCGTTCCGCAGTCCTCGAACCGCACCACCCGCACGTCCGCCGACACCGACAGCACGTCGTCCGCGTTCGTCAGATGCAGATGCCCCGGGCTCAGTTCCACGTCCGGGCGCCATTCGTCCACGACCCCAACGCACCCGAACTGCTCGGCCAGCTGCTGCGCGTGAACCGACTTCCCGCATCCCTGCGGACCCGTCACGACCACTGTGTTCATGACCACCTCGATTGGAGAATGAAATGACCGCCGACCTTCGTCAGCTTCTGTTTCCGTACTGCCTCCAGCGCCGTGACGCCGGGCAATACGTCGTGCTCAACCGGAGATACAAGCCGGTCGGCTTCACGACTGGAGACTGGGTGACCTACGAGGACTACCCCGTCCTGTTGAAGCTCAAAGGACTCGGGCCGGCAACGGCGGCCAAGCTCTCGTGGGATGGATCGAGCGACCTCGACCGGATCTACCTCTACAACGACGGCTGCATCCCGACCGACAGCGCAGCGCACTGGACGGACTACGCGGCGCGCCTGAAGCTGCTCGCGAAACTTCACGTCGAAGACGTGCGATGACGCCGTCACTGCGCTTCCTCCCGCAAAGCCGGTGCCCCGTCCATCCCGATCAGCTCGGGCCAGATCAGGTGCCAGTCGTCTGGGCGCAGGTCCCAGCGGCGCACCGCGCCGGCCATGACGCGCTCAACCTCCGCGCACATCTCAACCGGGACTCCACGGTCCATCCAGTTGCACAAACGTTGCACAGAGATTCCAAGGTCATCCGCGACCTTTGCCGGTCCGCCGTACCGTTTGATTGCGTGCTCAAGTTGATCCATGCGCGAGATTACACACGATGTTTATATCGCGGTCAACGCTGCGTTGAACATCAGCACTCACAAATTGTTTAGTCTCAGGCGATGAACGACATTCGACCGATCGATCGTGCTTTGGCCTGGGCGCAAGAAAAGGGGTGGAACCAAAGCACCTTTGCCTCGCGGCTTGGAGTTGCGCCAGCCAACGTGACCAACTGGAAATCGCGCGGATTGCCGCCCGAGCACTACAAGCTCGTGGCGGACGCGCTGGGTCGGTCTGTCGACGAGCTGCTTGGCGCCGCCGTCACCGCATCCGCCGTCGCCAACAATAGGATCGAGCCGGCGGCGATCCCCGGCAACGGCCAGCCCGAGACGCTCCGCCCCTACCCGTCCGGTAAGCGGATTCCGGTCGTCGGATCAGCCCAGCTTGGCGACAACGGCCACTTCGTGGAGCTCGAGTACCCCGTTGGGTACGGGGATGGCTGGGTGGACGTCCTCAGTACCGACCCGAACGCCTACGCGCTGCGGTGTCGGGGAGACTCGATGCGGCCCCGCATTCGCGACGGTGAATACATCGTCGCCGAGCCGAATCGAGAGGTGGCACCGGGCGACCAGGTCGTCGTCAAAGCACGCGACGGCAGGGTGATGGTCAAGACCTACCTCTATCGCCGCGACGGCCGCATCCATCTCCAGTCCGTCAACGAATCGCACCCCTCGATCGTGCTGCTCCCGGACGAAGTCGAGGCGATGCACTGCGTCACCAACATCACCACGCGGTACGTGACCGAGTGAGAACAGACAATGACCAACGAGCGCAGGCCGAATCCATCTGAGCAAAGACCCCTCCGCGAAACGCCGCGCCCCGACCGCACAGACCGACCGGATGATTTCCGAAAACGCGACGATGGCGGTACGCTGATGCCGGCTAAGCCGTATACCCCGGACCCACCGCCGCCGAAAAAGGGATGACATGACCGACGAAGCGACCCGCGAGACGATGGACGCCCATCGATGGCAGACCAGATTCGACGTCGTCTATCGGTCGCAGATATCCGCGCTTTATCACCGCGATCGAGAAGCGTTCTTCGAGCGCCTCGATCGAGGAGCGAAGATGCTTGCTCTCGTGGCGAGCGGCGCGGCGTTGGCTGAAGTCATTCCTGCGGACTGCCGGCGCTACCTGATTGCGGTGGTCGCTGTCGCCAGTGCCGCGAGCATCGCGTTCTCATGGGGGGACAAAGCGCGGCGGCACGCAGACCTGGCCGCCAAATGGACGATGCTTGAAGCGGAAATCGAGCGGGTCGGTCCGCATGCGTACACCGACGACCAGTTGAACGGATGGACGGCACGTCGCGCTGAGATCGAAGCAAGCGAGCCACCTCATTCGCTCGCGCTCGTGCAGAAGATTCAGAATCGTCTCGCCGAGGCGAAGGGGAAAAATCAGGACATCGCTCCGCTCCGACGGGCGGAAAAGATTCGCGCAATGCTTGGCGTCTAGCGAGGCTCAATACCTACCGCCACGTCCCGATCACGCCGGCTTCTTGCTGGCGGCGCTCAATCCTCGATCAGCGCCCCGACCGGGATGTCCATTGCGGCCGCCAGCTTCCTCAGCGTGGCCGCCGTCCCGGAACGCGCACCGCTTTCCAGTTGGCTGATATAGGGCTTGCTCACTCCGGAAGCCGCTGCAAGCTGCTCCTGCGTCAGACGCCGGTACTCGCGCCAGGCGCGCACCGGACGCGCGCCGTCGGCGATCGCCAGTGCCACAGGCTGCGGATAGCGCACCCCGTCGTCCTCGACAAGCGCGCGGGCGAAATACACGTTTTGTTGACATCGAAATAAACATCGTGTGAAATCCCTCCGTCGCCCCACGAAAACGCCGACGGCGGGGGCTGGAGGATGCGATGGCGCATCAGCAACTGACGATCGAGGAACTGGCCGCGTTGGCCGGCGTTCCTGCGGCCGAGGCGCGCGAATGGGCGCAAAGCGTCGGCCGCTGGGTGCAGCGCGGCTACGCCGTCGAGGATGCAATCGCGCGCCAGTCCGGCGTTGTCGATCGGCTGACCTTCTGGTCACGCCGGCTCGACCCTCGGGAAATTCGGGCCTCCGTCGAGCGGGAGGTCGTGTGATGCGCCGCTACCGCTGCTACCTCGCCCGCTCGCGCGACATCTCCGAAACCGGACTCCGCGAGTACGTCCAACTGAGGGCGAGCAACGCCGAGCACGCGGCCCGCTTGGCGCTGGCAACCACCGGCGCCGAGTCGGTAATTGAAGTCGAACGACTCGAGGAGCCGCCATGCGCCTGACTGGCTATCAGACGTACGCGCGCCTGCATCGCACGAAGCGCGCCCTGATTGACCTGCCGCCGTCCGGTGACGCCGGCGACGCGTTGGTCGGCGTCGCGATGGGCGGAATTGCGGTCGCGCTGCTGTTCCTGAGCCTTGCGGGGCTGCTGTGAAGCGGCCGCTGACGATCGGCGACCGCGTGCGTCTGGTGCGCGGGATCTACCACCTGAGCCGCGGAACCCTGAGCCTCGCCGGGCGCACCGGGACGGTCGAGGTGCTGTTCGCGAAGACGATCCACGTTCGCCTGGATCGCCCCGATGGCGACGGGCCGGAATCGGTTCTGGTCGGTCGGGACGACCTGATCAGGATCGACGATTAGGTGACGGCATGACGCAGCGCTTCGTCCTTCACCACGTCGAGCCGCGCAGCCTCCGCGAGGCCCGGGTTCCGCGAACGCTGACGGAAGCCTTCGGCCCGTACGCGCGGCTGGACACGGCGTCGCGCCGTCCGGATCGCGGCCTTTACGTCGCCGCGGTGATTCTCGCCGCGTCCGTCGCCGCCCTGTTGCTCGCGGGGCTCACCAGATGAGCTCGGCGAGAACCGAGGAAATGCGACGCGCGATCGCGAAGCGAATCCTCTTCGAGCTGCGGGCCGGATTGGCGGCCCGGGCTCACCAACCCGAGGAACCCATGGCAACACCCACCCGCCCCTATGTGATCCGAGACGCCGAGAAGCAGATCGTCGGCATTGTGCGCGCCGCGAGCCCGTCGCAGGCGCTGCGCCACCACGCGCGCAACCTGTACAGCGTGACGCCGGCGACCGCGGACGATGCGTTCGAAGCCGCGGCCAATGGGCTCCGCCTGGAAGTCGCAGCGGTCGAGTCGGGCTCGCACGAGGCGCGCGACTGATGCACCTGATCGGACTCGTTGGCCAGGCTGGCGCAGGCAAGGACACCGTGGCCGGGATCATCGGCCGGCGGCTCCGCGCGCCGACCTTCGCGTTCGCGGACCTGCTGCGGGCCGAGGTTTCCTCGGCCTACTCGGTGGACGTGCGTCTGTTCCTCGACCGGGACCTGAAAGAGCGGCCCCTTCCGGAACTGGCGATCGGTCGGTGCGGCGAGGCCGAGTTCCGCTGGCGGCATCCGCAGCTGTCGTACACCGAGCCGCTGTCGCCTCGGTGGGTGATGCAGCACTGGGGCGACATGATGCGCGAGCGCGATCCGGAGCGCTACCTGTGGCCGGCGGTGATCGCTCGGGCCGCGGCGAGCACCAGTCTGGCGGACGCGCTTATCGTGACCGACGTGCGGTTCCAGAACGAGGCCGACTGGGTGGATCGCAACGGCGGCCTGCTGTGGCGAATCGTGCGGCAGCTGCCGGCGAACGCCAACAGCGGCCACGCGTCCGAGACCGGCGCGGCGAGCCTGGCCGTCGACCAGGTAATCCGCAACGACGGCACGCTCGAGGATCTCGAGCGGGTGGTCGTCGACATGCTCGGGCAGCTCGAGGAGGCTCGCGATGCCGCGTAGCGCTCGCCCCCGCAAGGCGCACCGCCCGCGCCTGATCAAGATCCCGCTCACGGCCGGCCTGGTCGAGCAGTTCGAGACGACGCTGCTCGACGCCGAGATCGGGCTGAACCTGCGCGCCGAGACGCCCGAGCATTTCGATGCGATCGCCAAAGCGATGAACGTCATCGGCCCGGTGGCGCTGCGGAAGTTGAGCCCGCGCGAGGCTGACGCGGTGGCGATCCGGTCGGCCGCGCTCGCGATGAACGCGGCATCGGACCGCGCTCGGCAGGGGAATCCACGCATGTACGACAGCGAGCTGCTCGCTGTCGGGCGCGGGATCGAGGCGTGCAAGCGGGTGCTGCCGCGGCTGGAGGTCGGCGAGCTGTACATCCAGATGATCGCGGTGGACAGGCGGAAAGCGGAGGAAATGGCATGAGCGCGACCACGGACCTTCGGGCGTTCATCGCCGGCAAGCCTGGGCAGACGTTCACCACGGCGCAGCTCGCGGAGCACTGCGAGGCGAACATCAACTCGATCTACCAGGCGCTGTCGAAAATGGCGATCAACGGAGAGCTGGTCCGCGTCGACACTGGCAAGTATCAGGTTCCGGACAGCGTGGCGCCGGCGCCGAATCCGGACTCTGCTGATTCCGACGACGCGGTGGTCGTGGCCCCGCCGAAGAAGGCCCCGGCGCCGAAAACGCGCGCGGCACTCGAGATCGGCGTGTTTTCCAACGGCCGAATCGTCATCTCGCGTGGACCGGTCGTCCTCGACCTCGACATGCACGAGGCAGAAGACATGATGCAGTTCCTGTCGAGGTGGAATCCATGATGCACCACGGCGCGACGCCGCTCAGCCCAGAGGAATGCCTGGTGCGGATCCGCGAGACAGTCTATGTCCGCGGCGACTGCCGCATCTGGGCCGGTCCGGTCGACGGCGGCAACCACCCGCGCGTTGGCTGGCAGCGCAAGCGCTGGTCGGCGCGTCTGTTGATGCTGAAGCTGTCCGGTCGACTGGCATGGGGCGCCACGAAGCGGGTGGCATGGACGACCTGCGAGAACCCGCTCTGCATGGCCGATGAACACATCCTGCTCGGAAATCGCGCGCAGATGGCGCGGTGGCGGGCCGCTCGCAATCTCAGCTCGCACGGGCTACCGCACGCGCTTGCGATTGCGCGGGCCATCGAGCGCAAGGGCACGGCACGCATGCCGATGTCGCGCCGCCAGGACGTCGCCCGAATGCGCGCCGATGGCGCCAGCTGGGCTCAGATCGCCCGGCACTACGGAATCACGAAGACCGCAGCGCGCAACAATTTCCTGCGCTGGGAGCGCCAGGGTCTTGTGAGCTGGATCGATACACGGGAGGCGGCATGAGCGAACCGAAGGTGATCGCAGCGGCCAGGGCGATGCTGCGCGGGTACTACAACTGCGAGCCGCTGCCGATGCTCGCGGAGCAGCTGGCCGACGCGCTCCTGGCGGAGACGCAGCGGTGTCTGCGCGAGGCGACTGCGGAGAACGAGCAGTTGCGCGCCGCGCTGGCCGATCCGACCCGTGACAATTCGTCACGGGATGACTCAAAGGGGCCAACTTGTAAGGATTCCTTACCAGTTGCACAGCCCGCTGCGCCGGCCGAGCCGGAGGCAAAACCTGAGCCGTTCGTCTGGTACGACGATGACACAGGCGAAACATGGACCACGGGAGCTGTGCAGGACGGCGGCGCACCGGACGGATTGAGGCCGCTCTACGCCGCGCCAATCAAGCAGGATGTCCCCGCAACCAGCTTCGGGAACATGGAGCCGGTGGCGTACCTGTACACCTACCACGGCAAGGTGGCATGGGGCGACCGGCTAGAGTTTCCGGGAACGCGCTGGCAAGGCCCCGGCTACAACCACATGCCGAACAACTGGCGCGAGACGCCGCTCTACACCGCCCCACCCCGCCGCGAATGGGTGCCGCTGACCGAGCCTGAGATGCACACGCTTGACTGGCCGAACTCGTGGCAATACGACGAAGTTCGCGCCTTCTGTGAATCCGTTGAAGCCAAGCTGCGGGAGATGAACTCGTGAACAGAGACGAGATGCGACGGAAGATCCACGCCTACGCGATCGCGCTGCCCGACGACATCGGCGTGACGGAGGGCGATCTAGTGGTTGATGGTCAGCTGCAGCGCGGATGGATCGGCACCGTGTACGGGTGCATGGTCGGAACGACGCGCTACGGCAGGCGCTTCGCCACTCAGGCCGAGGCGCGGCGCAACGCCGAGATTTTCGTGGAGGAGTGCGCAGAGATCGTCAGCAAGTGGGCGGCTGAAGCCGCGCTGAAGGAGAAGAACGCGTGACCTTCCCGCCCTGCACTCAGGATTGCCGGCAGGGGCGCGACTGCCCCGCGCGCCGATCCGCCAAGGACTACGTCGTCGACCCGGACTACTACTGGCGACCCATCGGCACCGCGCCGGTCGGCGCAAAGGTGCAGCTGTTGACGGCCGGAGGCGTGGCGATCCACGGGCGGCTGTCCGCGAAGGACATCCGCGAGGGTTGGTACAAAGGCTGGACGCCGCTCCCGAAGCGGCCGAAGGGGATGGAATGATCAAGGCCGCGTTGCGCCACGATCGGGGAGGCTGAGATGGTCATCACCCCCCAGGAATCGTTCCTGAACCTCGAGGAGGCCGCCCAGGCTCTCGGCTGCGACCCGAGCACGGTCCGCGAGCTGGCGGCTGCCGGCGAGATCCGCGGGCGGAAGGTCGGACGGGCATGGGTCTTCACGGCTTCGTCGCTTGCCGCATACTGCAACGCCGGACAACCCAGTCAACCGAAGAAACGATGGCGCTCTACAAGCGCGGGACGACCTGGTGGTGCGACTTCGTCGTCGACGGAGTCCGCACTCGGCGCTCGCTTGGCACAGATTCGGCCGTTGAAGCGAAGCGCCGCGAGCGCGAGCTGATCGCCGATAGGCGCAAACCGCCGAGCAGCCGCACGCTGCACGACGCGCTGGGCGCCTGGCTTGACGAGCGGCCCCGCGGCCGCTCCGACATTTCCATCCTGAGCAGGCTCAACGAACTGCCGAATCCGGTGCTCGACCAGGTCAACAGCGCCTGGTGCCGCGAGCACCTGAAGAGCCTGAACCCGGCGAACTACAACCGTCATCTGGCGATCATCCGATCCTCGCTGAATCTGGCCGTCGAGCATGGCTGGCTTGACGCGGCACCACGGATCGAGAAACGCCGGGAACCGACGACGCGTGAACGGTACCTGACACGGGACGAGTGGAAGCGGCTGTACGACCACCTGCCGGATCACCTGCGCGACATCGCCGAGTTCGCAGTGCTGACGGGCCTGAGACAGGAGAACGTGCTGCGGCTGCAGTGGTCGCAGGTTGATCTGCCGAGGCGCACCGCCTGGATCCACGCGGCCGACGCGAAGGGCCGGAAGTCGATCGCCGTACCGTTGGCCACGGCCGCCGTGGCGCTGCTGACTCGGCTGGTCGGGCAGGATGCCACTTACGTGTTCACGCACGGGAAGAAAACCCGCAAGCCCTACGCCACCACGCCGAAGACCGCCTGGTTGACCGCGACGAAAGCGGCCGGTCTCGAGGGGCTACGCTGGCATGATCTGCGCCATACCTGGGCGAGCTGGCATGTCCAGGCCGGCACCCCACTCGGGGTGCTGCAGAAGCTGGGTGGATGGGCGTCGCTGGACATGGTTCAGAGGTACGCGCACTTCGCGCCGGAGCACCTCGCGGCGTATGCGGACAACGCCGGCGATGGCACAAAATCCACCACAATTTCGGCGAAAGCCGCATGAATACTGTGGTCTGATTTCCCTCCTAAGGGGAAGGTCGCACGTTCGATCCGTGCCGGGGGCGCCAAAAATCAAGCACTTACGGACTTATCAACAGCCGGAAGTGTGACAAAAAGAGCAGCACACCCTCCAAAAAGTGCTACGCGATGGCACATTTGCGGCACACCGGAATTCGGCTTAGTCCAATCGGATGAGGCCAGCACCTGTCGGACGGCTAATCTGCCGTCATGGACATTCTCGATCGAGCCCTGCTCGAGGCTGCAAAGAACCTCGACCCTGCGGATTTCGAGCGCTTGGTCGCAGAGCTTGCCACCTGGTACATCGAAGATCGGGACGGATGGCTGGCCCGAGTTGAGCGCGTTCGTAGTCGTGTCGGAATAGATCGGTCAGCGATCGGAGACTGACCTCACGTAATCCTGGAGCCCCGTCACTTGATCCCGGAGCCCGTCAGCCGAGACCGCCACGACTCGATATCGGTCCACGCACGCTCCAAGAAGCTCTCTTGCGGCACGGGCGTCATCAGCGAAGCGGGCGGCTGCGGGGTCCTCGGGGCGGCGACCGGCGTTGAGTCGGTCGATGTCGTCGCGCAGCTCGCCAGCCATGCGGTCAGTGGCAGCAGCGCGAGCGGCCAGCACCTGATGGCGTTTCGCGGCGTCGCGGGCGATCGCGTCGGCATAGCGTTGCATCTCCTGTTCGCGGCGCCTGGCGGCCGCTTCCGCTGCTTGGGCGGCCTGTGCGACCTGCTGCTCGCGCTCGGCGATTCGGGTGTCGTAGCGCCAGGCCTGAACGTGCCAGGTGAGCACCGCAGCAACTGCGGCGCCGACCAGACCGGTGGCGACGTGGGTGTAGATCACCGGGCGCCCTCCCCCATGCACTGGCGGTACTCGCGCTCGCGGCGCAACGTCAGGCCGCGCAGCGGCTGGCCCTGAAACTTGTCCCACCTCAAGATCTCGCGGCACGCGGCTGAATACTCACCCGCCTGCAGTTTCCGCACTAGGGTGGATTTGCAGAACTTCTCCGCCCCGATGTTGTAGGCGAGGCTCAGGTATGCGTCGTACTCGTGCTGGTGAAGCGGCACGCTGACGCACCGCTTCAGTGCCGCGTCGAACTTCTGGACGTCTTGCAAGGCTCGGACCACCGCTTGCGGCGGGGTGATGGGCTCGCCCAGGCGCAGCGGCGATCCGTCCGCGCGCGTCGTGGTGCCGAACCCGTGGGTCGGCACATCGCCCGCTAGCGGCGGTACCGCGCGATCGCTCCAACCTTCGTGCGAGATGATCCCGACGAAGCCCGCCGCCGACAGCGCAAGCGACGCCAGAGCGGCGCGCTGCTTGATCATCGATCGTCCACCGTCGCCACGCGGGCGCGCGAGACGTCCCGGTAGATGGCCCAAGCCTTGTGCCCGATCATCATCAGCGTGTAGATCAGCGTGGCCCAAAGTAAAAGTTCGGATACGCTGACCCCGTAGACCGTGGCAATGCTGACCGACAGTGGGGGAGCAACCTTCGCAGAAATAGCCGCGCCGCTTTCAGCGGCACCGTTGGATGTGCTCATGCCCACCCCTCCTCGATGGAAGTCTCCAGCGCTGACAGTTCGGCGACAGTCTGCGCGTTTGCGATCTGCTCCTTCTTGGTCCGTGCGGTATTGTGCAGCGCGGCGACATGAGCGCCGAGGGCGGCCAGGGCGCTGATCATCTGCGGCGCGTCCATCGTCAGCACGCTGTCGTCGGCGCAGGTCCAATCGATGGAGAACGGCTGACCGGCGGCTCGGGCGGCCTGGGCAAGTTGTGCCGCACCGATCAGGCGCTGCGCGCTCGCTGGATCGGAGTCAAGGACCTTCCCCAGGTAGCGGAAACCCGACTGTTCAATTGCGTCTCGCCGCCCCTTCACGCGGGACCTTAGATCCTCCCGTCCGGCCTCGACAGACGGCCAGCGCGGCGGCGGTGTAAGCCTGATGCCGTCCCAGAACCACCCCATGCCTGCCGGTGAATCGTCCGGCGCAGGGATCAGCGTCGCCCCTGGAAGATCGGCGGGGCTTCGCGCTTCCACCAGGTTGACGACCACGCCGCCTTCGATCAAAAAAAACCGTGCCATGCTCAGATTGCTCCGATGATGTAGACCAACCCTGCGCCACCCGGGCCACCCGCTCCAGAGGTGGCGCTCGCGCCGGTCGAAGTGTTTCCGCCTCCACCGCCACCTCCACCGCCGCCCGACTGTCCAGTGCCGCCGACAGCGCCCGCGCCGCCGGCCGCGCCGCCCGCGCCGCTGTATGCCCCGCCAGCTTCAGAACGCGGAGTGGTGCCGGCCACAGAGGCCGACGGGTCGACGACTCCGTTGAAGTAGACGCTCCGACCATGCGCCCCGCCTGCGCCACCGAGGACGCCAGCGCCGGCGTTCTTCACCGAGTTGTAGACATGGCCTTGACCGCCCGCCGACGAGAAGTAGCCAGGCGCGACAGCCCCGGAGACAAAGCTCCCGACCCAGTTGGCGTCGTTTGCCGTGTACTGGTTCAGCGTGTTGGTGGTGTTCGTGCGCCCAGGCGATGAGTCGTTGTGCCCCCGATTGCCGCCGCTGCCGCCGTTGGCCATCAGCAGCGATCCGAAGGAGGACGCGCCGCCGTCCGTGCCGACATTGCCGACAGTCGGGTTTGTTCCGGACACCGCCGTGCCGCCTGTGCCTCCTGCGCCGACTGTCACGGTCAGACTGGACGGCACGACGGCCGACGAGATCGTCGCGCAATAGGCGCTCCCCCCGTTGCCACCTCCCCCGGCAACGCCGTCACCCGTCGGCGTGGTGCTTCGGCCGACGCCTCCGCTGCCGCCGCCGCCACCGCCGCCGATGCAGGTCACGCGGAAGCCGGTGTAGCCTGGGGGCTTCCACCAGGTCTGCGTCGAGGTCGCCACCAGACAGAACGGCGCAATGACGACCGATACCCACTCCGCACCGGTCGAGTAGACCATTCGCATCTCACGCGGGTAAATGCGGATCGGCGCGGCCGTGCCGTCAAGACGGTCAGTTCCGGTCGGAGACAGCAAGCACCAGAGCCCGGAGGTGGCTGCCGCTGCGTTGCGTACGTAGGTGAACCACCCTGCACCAACGGTCGAGGCCGGCGGCAGCGCAATAGTGTCGCCGGTCAACGAACCGGTGTACGACAAGACCTCGGCCGCGTCCTGCGCGGTCAACATCGTGATCGACAGCGCGGTTGAGGCATACCGCATCGATCGCACCGGCGCGAGCGCACAGGGCGAGATAGTCCAGGTCGAACCCGGGAACGTGCCGCTGGCATCGATCACCGTGATCACCAGCGTGGTCGTCGCATAGGACTTGACAAAACCCGTGACCCAGCGGGTGGCCGGGGCGCCAGTATTCGCAACGATGACCGGCTGGCCAGGTACCCAGGTCTTGCCCGACTGCGTGGTCAGTGTGACATCGACGCCGGTCGAAGGGATTGACGCGATGGACGATGCGCTGGTGCCGGTCGCGCCGACCGTGCCCGTGCTGTTGGCCGCCGCCGTGTAGGCCGTCGAGGCCGCGTTGATGAGCGCCTGGAGCGCAGCGAACAGGTAGACCTTGTGGCCGCCCGCGACCATCTTGGCCGGGGTCGATCCGTCATCCGAGTAGGCGACGCCGTCACCGCCCAGGCTCACGGGGAACGTCACCACGCTCATCAGAACACCCCTTCGATGTAGACGCAGCCGCCGCGCCCGACGCTGCCTGCGCCGCCGATGGCCGTGCCGACACCGCCGCCGCCGCCCCCACCGCCGTAGCCGGCGCCCGCGCCACCCGCCGATCCGGTACTGGAAGCGGCCGAGTTGGCTGCGCCGCCGATGCCGCC